GAACCATAACTAAAACAATTACTCCACTGCAACTTCTTTAGCGTAATCACTAAACACTCCTAAAATATTTTTAACTTTATCTTCATTTAACTCCAGTATATAACTTAAATACTCATTAAGTTCTTCTTCCATTGACATCTCTTTATCTAATACTAAAGTTGCTTCTGTTTTTCTTCTTATGACTTTTTTATCAAGTAATTCACTATTCTTGATATTACTTAGATCTGATACATCTCCTTCTATCTCGTAGATAGTATGGTGAAAGTCTGTTTGCACCATTTCATTTTCTGTTTCTACTGTCTTTCTCAATAGTTGAGGTAAATCAAACTCATGCCAAGTCCAAACTTCAGTAAAGCTAGGCTCAATTAGAATGTAACCCGTCTTGACTACTCCTCTATGAAAAGAAGTAGTCATGGGGCTTCCTGGATATACAATATTTCTCTGTGTATTAGAGTGGCTATGTAGGTCACCTGCATACACTACTGGAAAATTGTTGAATCTATCCAAATCGACCTCTGGTGTAACATGAGGACGTATCTCACCCCTAACATGCGTAAACAAAGGTTTGTCTGTATTACAGCTTTCTATACCACCTTTCTTATGTAAGTTTACATAGGGTAGGATAGTGCCAAAGTCAAACTCTGTAGTTTCATCTATGACTTCTACAAGTGGATTGATACTTGTAGTTGCTTTTTTTAAATTTGTAAAAAAGGTTTTATTCTTACGAGTAGCTTCGTGATTTCCATCGAATATAATCGTTCGTTTTGTAACTCCCTTTACAAAGTCAAAGTAAAGGCTCAATTCATCCATTGAGGGGACTCGGTCAAACAAGTCCCCACCAATGATGTGCAAATCTACATCTTTTTCGATTTCTCTAATTTGTTCAAAGAACATTTGATAGCGTGAGCAAGCCCATGCTAAAGGAACATTCTTTTGACCAAGTTTAATGTGCCAATCTGCTGTAAATAGAATCATCCTAGAAACTCATCTCCTTCTTCCCAAGCACAGCCAGTGAGACCACCAGCTTTAATTGCTTGTAAGGTTCTAAGTACTTCTTTGGCGTTTCTACCTGTGTCAAGTGCGTTTACACTGACATGTTGAACTATATCATTTCTATCTATAATATAGGTAGCTCTATAGCAAACACCAGCTTCTTCATTTACGATACCAAGTTTATGAGATAAACCTAAACCACAGTCTGCGCCTAACGAATGTTGTATGTTGCCAATTATTTCATTGTTTTGTTTCCAAGCTAACTTACAAAACTCATTGTCTCCGCTAATACCTATTACATTAGCTTCTTCTACTAACATATCCATTCCCGCTATTTCTGTTGGGCATATGAAAGTGAAGTCCTTTGGATAAAAGTATACTACTGTATACTCCTTTTTCAAAGGCTCATACTGTTCTGTAACTGATACTTGTACAAAGTTATTGTCTTTATCGACACCCTGCAAAGTAAAGGCAGGGAACTTTTGTCCTACTGTAATCATGATTCTCCTTAACTAATATCGAATTCGTCGCTTATTGACTCATCAGGGTTTGAATTATCTGCACCTTCTCTTAATCTGTCAAGAAGTTCTTTTTGAGCGTCTGGAGTTGGTCTTGTTAAGATTTCATCCATAGACTTAAGGTCTGCTACTAGCTCTTGCTCTTCTTCAGTTAAAGGCCTTGGTTTGCATTTTAGTGCTTGTAATTGGTATTCAACATTGTAAGCCATTGGTCCAGTCTTGACTCTTTTGAAGTATACATCCCACCCAGTTTCAGGGTCAGTTGGGTCTCCGAGGTCTTCCGCGGCTACCATTATTTGTTCTAAGAGTTTTTTCTTAAGATTTAAGACTTTGACTTTACCATCGTGAATACATTGAATTGCATAAGACCATCCGCATTTAAGCTCTGGATGATACTCTCTTACCCAATCTTTCTCCACATTAGTAAATGCTTCTGTGTTTCTGTCGAATGACAAACACTCGAAAGGTAAATTTTTACCATTTTCTCCTTTTAGCCAGTATACATATCTTGGTAGCATGTCACCGACCATTCTTACTTTATTATCGCCTTCTACATATTGGTAGCTGTCGATTTTGTTCTTTTGGGCTTCGCCCTTGGCTTGATTAAAACTTATTGCCATTTTATTTCTCCTTTTGTGATTTCTTCAAACTTGAAGTGAATACTATCCCCTTCTATCCAAAGTAATCTATTGCTTTCTATTATGTCCTCATTTCCTGTAAAGTGAAAGAGGTCTAGAGTGGTATCTTTCGTTTTTTGATACTCGAAATAGTTGCGTAGTGACGCGATACCTGCGTACTGTGCAATCTCGCTATCTGAGTATCTCCTTCTTTGAATAAACAAAGGCTCGGGGTTAACAAGGAAACTATGCCCATGAAAACTCTTTTGCCAGAACTTGTATATTCTATCATGCCTATTAACTGGAGGCAGTTTATATGTCAAAATGTGTAGGATTGTCAAAATATCCTTGACGCTTCCATTGCTTTCTTTTTTTATCTTTTTCCAATTATAGAATAACATTATATCAAAAATTTAACCTCGTGTCAAGAAACATTTTTCAGTCCTATAGATAGGCAACTTCGTATCCTTGTTTCATGTAATATCCCATTCTCGCACCTGCCTGTTTTCTCGCTGTGCGACCTTCTAAGTGAATATCTACAATTACCGGTTGCGGCTTGCCTTCATATATTCTTATTACTCTACCAATTAACTGTGTTAGTAGAGGCTCGTTGTTTATTGGTGTTCCTAAAATTAGACAGCTAAGACAATCTACTGAAATACCTTCAGAAAATATACTTTGTGTTCCGAACAATATATCTTTCGTAGTAAATATTTCTTTTATCATCTCACCTCTTTCTTCGTGTGGAACATCTCCTGTAACGCAAATTGCGTTTTCTCCTACAAGTGCTGCACTTCTTTTCAGAAAATCTACTCTATCACTCACTACGAGGACTTTGTGACCTTTTGCAGCATAGCCTGCAGCAAGTACCGCACATATGTTTTGGTACTCCCAATCATACGCTAACTCGTTAATTCGAGTTGCCCACGCTATATTTGCTCCATCCATGAAGCGTATACCACTTTGTACTATTTCGACGCGTGGAGTCAAATAGTTTTCTTTTGGTGGCTTATATACATTATTACTGAAGTAGTCACGGAATACAACATGTCGTCCATCCTTACGTTGCATTGTCCCTGTCAGTCCGATTTTATGTCGAGCCCTGCTTGAGTCAATAATACGTGTAAAAGTTGGACTGCTTACATGGTGCATTTCATCCAATATAATAGTACCGAACTCCTTTGCGATTTTATCCTGATTTCGGTACAAAGTTTGCACATTGCCAATGACAATATCCCTATCGATTTCAAATCTTCCCGACCCTATCACACCCGCCGCAACCCCGAAGACTTTCTTACACTCTTTTTCCCACTGCGACCGTAGCGCTATGGTATGAGTAACTATAAGTGTTTTCTGTTTTAGTTTATTTGCGATAGCTAAAGCTGTAAATGTCTTTCCCCAACTGACCCAAGCGTTAATTATAGCACTGCCTTGAATATCGTCATATACGGACTGCTGTGAATCACGTAAAGTAAACTTAAAATCAAAACCTTCTATTGGTATATCATTCCGCTTATCGATTATCTCGTAGTCATCTGGTATCAAATCCGTTCTTCCAATAGGTAGGGTTACTAAACCTGCTCGGATTATGCCCATATTCTTTATAATGATAGGCGGGTCTGTTGGACGTCTTGGTGGAATACTATAAGTAAGTTCTTCATCAAGTTTTGCTTGATAAGCTTCAGTTACTTCTATGAAGATTCTATTACTTAATACTGCTTTCATTTAATGCCTTATACAAAGTCCGGGCCGTTTAGCCATTGTACTAATGAATATCTTTTGCCTCTTGTTACTTCTGTGACTCTATGTTTTAAAAAAGACGGAAACACTATTACAGTTCCTCTCAGTCTAAATTGATTTAATTTGAACTCTTGTCCTGTTTGACTTCTTATCTCAAAGTTTCCGCCCGCATAATCTTTAGGGTCTGATAAGTTAACTGTTACTGATAACTTACGAAAAGGTACTGCAGGATTCCATGTAGTATCACTATGCCAATCATAAAAAGCTTTAGTTTTATACTCTCCAAACTGTACTGTTTCTTTTCCTGTAATTACAAAGTTCCAACCTGCTTCTAAGTTTGCAAGAGCTACATAATTATGTATCATCATTTCTACAGCATGGCCTTTCGGAAACCAGCCTGCTTTTGATACTCTCATTTTACTGTCTTTTACTTTGCCTGCTGTATCAGCTCCAAATATCCCTGCTTCTTTTATATCAAGTTCTTTTCCTAACCTAATAATTTCATCACAAGCTTCTGGTTGTAATCTGTTTTTAGAATACCAAAAAGGGACTTTTCTTGCCTGCCTAATCATTTATTAGACCTCTGAGCAACTCTATAATTTCTTGTATCGTTTCTCTATCGTGTTCTTGCTCTGTGTCTATTTTTATTATTATTTTCATACTTTTCTCCAAGTATTTTTCTTTTTAATTTCTGAGAGTTCATACAAGTAAGATGGTATATCTCTTATGTACAATACTCCTGCGTATTTTTGTGTAGGATGAGGGGGTCTTTGTAACTCAAATGGGAACGGTACGTTCTTTACATATATTAATGTTGCTATATCTTTTTCTATTACTTTCGTTATCTTACTATAATATAACTTTGCTGTTATACTTTTTTCGTACCGAAAGAACTTTCCATTTGAATCTACAAAGAATTTCCTTCTATGCCTTGATAAGTCCACAAAGTTATCTATCATATGCCTTAGTTCATATAAATTTTTATGTGGTGTATTTAATCTTCTTTGACCTATAGTATATCCAGCAACATTTGTATCATCTACAACTGCGCCTTCACACCATAGTATTCCATCTCGTTTTTCAACTTCGTCAGTATGAACAACAAAGACAGGAAACTCAATATCACTCAGATTCATACTTAGCTTTAAACTTGCCTAAGGAGTAGTCATCGTCTACGTCAAAGTCGCAACCGATTGGACAGCCTGGTATTGAGATACCTCTATCTTTTTCAATACAAGTTTTTACAATTTCCATATATTCATCAACATCTTCTTCTTTCACTTCTGCAAGAATTGAGTCATGAACTAAGGCAAAGATTCTCATATCTTTCGTCTTGTTTCGTTTGATAATTTCATTGTGGGTATCTATAGCACCAAGAAGGTTGACATCAGAAGCAATTGACTGTACTAGAAAGTTGATTCCTGACCTCACTTCATGAGAAGCGATTCCTTTGTCTGTAGAGAATACATTGGGGAGTCGTCTTTTTCTTCCGAAATGAGAGTAAATAAAACCGTTATCTTGTATAAATTGTTTCTGATTGTCTAACCATTTCTTAAGCCCAGAGAACTGCTCGAAGTAATCTTTAATTACTCCACTTGCTTCACTCATGCTAAAATATGTACCAGAGTCTTTTGTTACTTGTTCACTAATCTTCTTTGGTCCAGCTCCATACATAATACCAAAGGTAACAGCTTTTGCCATCTGTCTTTGCGTACTGT